CCCCGCCAAGGGCATCGCGGGGTTCGAGCCCGAACCGAAGCGGTGGTTGTGCGTCGACATCGACAAGCTGGTAATGCCCGAGGGGCAGGACCCGGGAACCGACCCCGACGCCGTCGCTGCATGGGCTTGCACGCAGCTCCCCGCGTGGCTCCAGGACGTCACGTTTCACTACCAGTGGTCGGCGTCCGCTGGCGTCCCCAACTGGTACAAGTGCAAGATCCACCTGTGGTTCTGGATGGACCGTCCCATCGAGGATGTGGCCCTCCGCACTTGGGCGGAGACGACTGAGTACGTCGACCCCGCGCTGTACGACGCCATCCAGATCCACTACACCGCAGACCCCAAGTTCCAGCCCGGCTCGCGTAACCCCCTCCCGCAGGGACGGTGCGGTCTGGTCCAGGGCGCCGCCGACGTGGCTGTCGTCCCCGAAGACCTCAAGCTCTGGGCGCAGGACGAGCAGGCACGGAGGGCCGCACGCCGTGCTGCGCGCCCCCACCGCGTGTGTGGCGTGGCTCCGGAGAACCTGACTGAGGCCCGCAACAGCAAGCTCCAGTCCAGCCTGTCGGAGTGGTCAAACGCCGAGCGCACGGCGTGGGTGCTGAAGACCGTGTCGGACCTGACCGCGCGCCTGGAGGACTCCAACGACGGCGACCGGCACATGACTGCGCTGCGTGTGTCGGGGTCGCTGGCCAACATCGTGTCCTGGGGCTGGATGACGGAGGAGACCGCGATGGAGGTCCTGAACCGCAGCCCCATCAGTGACATCCCCGACCGCGACGGGGAGCTGGAGCGCGTTCTGGAGCACAGCATCCGGATGGCGGAGGAGAACCCGTGTGACCCTCCGACCAACGTGAAGTCGACGCTGCGCCTGGAGGACATCCAGGGCGCGGCCGCAGCCCCGGAGACCTCGATCGCCTACGACCTGCCGGTCATCGTCATGGGCAACCAGCCCCTGGACGACATGGAGGCCGCAGCTGAAGCCCTGCGCATCCGGGGCCGGTACGAGAGCACGGGGCTGTTCCGCCGGGGCGAGGCGCTGGCAGCTCTGCGGGCCGACCGTGACGGGCAGAACGGCAAGCTGGTCCCCATCACGGTGGAGTACATGCAGGGCGTCCTGGCGAAGTCGGCGACCTGGCAACGCTACGGCAAGGAACAGGAGCTGGTCGCGTCCAAGCCCAGCAAGGACGTTTCGAAGCTCGTGATGACGATGGGCGTGTGGGGCAACAGCGCCGCGCCGCCCGTGACGGGCATCACTCGGAGCCCCGTGCTGCGTTCCGACGGCAAGGTGCAGTGCTCCCCCGGCTTCGACGAGAGTACCCAGCTCATCTACCTGGGGGAGCCGTGGGACGTCGCCAGGGTGCCCGTGGCGGCCGCCGTGGCTCTGCTCCAGGACATGACCTGTGACGTGCTGTGGGACGACCCTGCGGGCTTCTCCGCCTTCCTGTCCCTCATCATGACGATGGTATCACGCAACGCCCTGGGTGCGATGGGGGCCGCGCCTGTCTTCGGTCTGTTCGCCCACAACCCTGGCGTGGGCAAGAGCCTCTTGGCAGACATCGCCACCATCATCGCCACGGGGGAGCGGCAGGAGCCCGTGGGTGTGGGCAACCCCGACACCATGAAGACCCTCCTGTTCTCGATGGCCATCGAGGGCGCCCCCACGGTCTTCTTCGACAACGTCCAGACCGGCTCGACCTTCGGCAACCCCGTGCTGGAGTCCCTGGTCACGCAGGGCACGGTCAAGGACCGACTGTACTTCACGCAGACGACGGCGTCGGTGCGGTGGGCCACCACCATCATGGTCTCGGGGAACAACCTGTCCTTCGGCCCGGACATGCTGCGGCGCATCATCCCCATCGCGTTGCGCACCGAGGAGGGTGTCGAGCCCGACCAGCGCTGCGGCTTCAAGCGCGAGCGGCTGCTGGAGTGGGTTCATACCAACCGCAAGGGCCTCCTGGACGCCGTCCTGTCGATCCTGATGTCCTACGTCGAGGCAGGGCGGCCGAAGCCCCCTGGCAAGTACGGGTCGTTCGAAGCGTGGTACGACCTGGTCGCGGGCGCGTGCGTGTGGGCGGGGCTCCCCGATCCCACCAACACGCGCAAGGCCCTGAAGGCGGTGCGGTCCCCTGAGCAGGAGGCCCTGGAGTCCTACCTGGCCTGTACGCAGCGCGTCTTTGGCGTGCTGGTGCCGGGGGCATCCACGACGGAGCGGGACGCAGTGACCTTCTCGGCATCCGACCTGACTGCCGGAGGGGGTGTGGGAAAGGAAACGACCTACTTCAACGCGATGCTCGACGCGCTGGCGCAGCTCGCCAACGTGGGCGCCCGTGACTTGGGGGCGCGCCAGGTGGCATTCGTCCTGGCGAAGTATCGTGGCGTGGAGTCGTCCGGGCTGAAGCTGACCGAGGTTTGCAAGCACCCCGTGAGCCGTCGGACCATGTGGGCGCTCGTCCAGGCGTAACTTTCAGGGTCGGTTGAGCCCCCCGCTGAGGTTTTAGGCCTCCGGGGGGCTCTTGCGTGGAGGCAACCACCCATCGCGGGGGTCGCCCGAAGGGTCTCCGAAGGGTCTCCGAAGGGTCTCCGAAGGGTCTCTTGAGCGACGGACGCCCGCTGTCAGGGGCTCCAGAAGCATCCGAACCGTCTGAAGGGTCTTAAACCTATAAGCATGAAGTGACTTGGGAGGGACAATTTTATTTTATTTTATTTTATTTTATTTTGTGGGGGCGCCATAGTCATATATGGCCTCTCCGGAAAAGACCCTTCAGACGGTTCGGATGCTTCTGGAGCCCCTGACAGTGGGCGTCCGTCGCTCGAGAGACCCTTCGGAGACCCTTCGGAGACCCTTCGGAGATGCTTCGGACGCCCCCGCGATGGGTTGCCCTTGACCCCGGGCGCCCCGTGCCTTATAGTTACAGCCACGGCACCGACGCCGTGACAGCCGGAGTTCCAGCCCATGGACACTGTACGCGAAGCCTGCGCCCTGTTCTACCGGTGGGAGGCTCCCACGTTGACCGATCGGCACCGGGACGAGTTCGTCGACGCCGTGAACAGCACGTGGGACATGTTGGACGCGGTCGACGGCGCCATCGACGCCACGCGGTGGGCGCACCAGCTCGACGTGACGCACAGCGTCCCACAGCCCTCGGGCCGTCGTACGCCCCAGGACGCCTGGGCGGTGGTCGTGGAGCACCTGGTCGAGCGTTGGCATGACGCCCGCGTCAAGACATGCGCCCAGGAGGCTCAGGACGCCCCCACGTTGGACGCGAAGCTCCAAGCACAACACCGGGCCGTCCACGTGGCACAAGCGCGTCTGGAGGCCTCCCAGGCCCGCCTAACGTCCGCCCTTGATCGGTACGCCCGAATCTTCGACTGAGGAGACCTCCCATGGCCCGTCCCCCCGTACGCTACCTGTTGGACCCTGACGACTCCAGGGTACTCGAAGCCCTGGCGCCGCTGAACGAACGGCAGCGAGAGTTCACCCTGCTCGTCTGCCAGGGGGAGTCCTACGCCGAGGCATACTCCACGGCCTACGGCTCCGACCGCAGCCGGACGGCTGGGGCGGCCTCGCGCCTGGCCAACAAACCCCACGTTGCCGAGGCCCGGCGAGTCATCCGCGAGATCGGCGAGACGGCCGCCCGTGCAGCCGCACTGATGAGCGCCTTTGAGCGGCGGGAGCTGTGCGCCCGCGTGGCGCGCGACGACGACGCCGAGGACGACACGCGCCTACGTGCGGTCAAGTTGGACAAAGAGCTTGATAATACGGACGGTGATAACGGCTTTATCACTATCGAGGTCGTGATTTGACCTCGATGCGGTTCAAAGTGGCACGGTCCTTGCCGGCCCAGACAGCCTTCTGGACCGACGCGGCGAAGAACCGCGCTTACGTCGGGGGCATCGGGGCGGGCAAGACCTACGCCGGCGCCATCGAGATCTTGCGCATGCCCCCTCAGTCGCGTGGTATGGTTATTGCGCCGACGTACCCCATGCTCAAGGACGCCAGCCAGCGCACGTTTTTCGACGTCGCCAGCGACGCAGTCAAGCAGCACAACAAGCAAGAGCAGTACACGATCCTGCGTAACGGCACGACGGTCCTGTGGCGCAGCGCCGACAACCCCATCCGGTTGCGCGGCCCGAACCTGGGGTGGATCTGGGGGGACGAGTGGGCCTACGCCAGCGACGAGGCCCACAAGGTCGCCCTGGGCCGTCTGCGCCTGGCGCCGGGGCGCCTGTGGGCCACGACGACCCCCGCTGGCATGAACTGGTTCTACAAGCGCGTGACGGCCCCGAGGTCCAACTTCGGCCTGCACTTCAGCGCGACGGCCGATAACACGCACCTCCTGCCCGACTACGTCACAAGCCTCCAGGACTACTACGCCGACGACCCCGAGTTCGCGGCGCAGGAACTGGCAGGCACCTTCGTCGACCTGGCGAACAGCCGGCGGTTCCCCGGCCTCCTTGTCGCGGCCCTCACACGCGAGGGGCCAGGCCTGCGTGACGAGCTGACCACGGTCTTTGAGGCCGCGCACTTCGGCGGCCGCTACGTCATCGGGGCGGACCCGGCCGAGGGCATTCGGGGCGGCGACGACAGCGCGGCCGCCGTGATCGACGTGGACACACGCAACGTCGTGGCCTACCTGGCTGCGGAGCTGGAGCCCGTGGACGCTTTCCCAATGGCGCTGGCAGCGTTGTCGCGGAGGTATAACAACGCCCCAGTCATGGTGGAGCAGAACGCGATGGGCCGCACTGTGATCAAGCGTCTGGCCGTGCATGGCCCCGAGGTCCCGCGCCTGAGCGGCCCCGGCGAGGGCCCGGGGTGGCTTCAGACGCCCACGACCAAGGCGCAGATGTGGGCCACGGCCTACCGGTCCCTGGTGTCCAGCAAGCAGCTCGGGCGACAGCCCCTGCGCGGGGAGCTCCTGGTCAACCAGATCCGGAGCGTCGAGCGCACCACCCTCGCTGGCGAAGGCAAGGGCAAGCGCACCAAGGTTGACGACCTGGCCGTGGCCTGGGCGTTGGCTGAGTGTGGAGCTACGGCCCTGGAGGGTGGTAGCTTCGTCGCGCTGGACTCGCACCTGGCCGTGAGGGTTCACCCGGTTATGGACCTTGACGGCTGGTAGCTAGTGCACTACTTTGGCATGGACGCTGCAAGCGCAGCACAACCCATACCAAGGCACTAAACCATGGAAACTGTGCTAACGCCGGACGTCGACGTCAAATTGACCGTGGCCGACATCAACACGGGCGAGTACACGGTCAACTGGCTCAAGCCCATCGGCACCACCGGCATGCCGTGGTCCGGAGGTCAGCTGTTCCTGGAGCGCAACCCCAAGTACTATCCGATCGCGGCTCGTGGCCAGGGGGCGCCTGGAGTCTTCTGGGACCTCCAGTACCTCCCCCAGGTGCAGACGGCACTGCGGCGGCCCCTCCGGGCGATCCTGTCGTTGCCCTATCGCATCGAGCCGGCGGAGCCCCCGGATTGGGCCAGTGACGAGGACTACGCGGCCGCTGAGCGCCACTGGGGGCTCTGCCAGCGGGTCTTCCACAGCCTCACCTCCGACCGCATGGCCTTCACCAAGATGCTCCGGGAGATCTTTACCACCGCAGCGGTGGGGGGGAGTTACCTCGGCGAGCTCGTCTGTGACGAGAGGGTCTACGACTTCGAGGGGCCGGAGTACCGGTACTGGATCCCACGGCACCCCGAGCTGCGCGCACCCTGGACCGTCAGGCACTGGCTCACGCAGGGCGAGCGACCCGTCGGCGTAGTGCTTGACAGCGCCCGCGCCCGCGACTACTCCGGCGGGGGTGGCCCGAGCTGCGCCGTGATCCCGTGGCGCAAGCTCATCCACGTGGCCAACGAGTACACCGGTAGCAACCTGGAGGGCGTGTCGTGGCTGCGGCCCGTCGCCAACCTGATCAAGATGATCCAGCAGGCCTACATCACTCTCGGCCTGGCCAACGAGATCAACGGGATCGGCGAGCTGTGGTTCACACTTCCGGAGGGCATGAACGCCGCAGACCCCGTCGCCGAGCGGCTGATGCAACATATCCGGCTCCGCAAGTCCGGCCAGTCCTCGGGGGGTGTGGCACCCTACGGCACGGCCATCCAGGCCATCTCGCCGCAGGCGACCATGCCCAACATGGAGCCGTCTCTGACCGCCCTCGAGAAGGGCATCCTGATGGGGATGGACTCGATCGACACCACCATCGCGACGGACGGTGTGGGGTCGTATGCTGCCAAGGTCGAGGGCGGGGCCGAGCAGCGCGACGGGCTGGATTACATCGCCCAGGAGTTCGCGGCCTTCCCGGTCGAGCAGATCTTGCGCAAGGCGATCGAGATCAACTACCCCGGGGACGTCGCGGCCGGCCGCGTCTTCTGCCCCACGGTCCAGTGGGGCGTCGTCGAGGAGCGGGACAACGACACCTACATCAACACCCTGGTCGCGGCGTACCAGGGCGGTCTCCTGACCGAGGCCGACATAGCCAAGGCGCGCCCGGTGATCCGGGAGCTGTTAGACCTCCCCGAGCCCAACAGCGAGGGCGAGGCGGGGGCTGGAGCCGACGCGGTGGGGGACGACGACGACCTCCGGAGCGGGCAGTTCCAGGACACGGGCAGCGTGGCCCGTATCTTCGGGGTCCGGGCGAGCACCATCAACAACTGGCGCGCCCGGGGGCTGGTCGACGGCCGCAAGATCGGGGGACGCTGGCGCATCGACGTTGCCAGTGTCCGGCGGTTGTTGACGCCGGCCGAGGCCTCGTTGGAAAAATAAGCACCGAGGGGCTTGCAGTTGGCACAGAGTGTGAGTAACTTGAGCCCGTGGCGTATGGCACGCTGTTTGCTTGAGGCACCATGCTCAGTATCTACCCCATCCAAGACTCCCGCCCGTCCAACTGGCTTCGGCTCGTCCGAGGCCCACGCTTCGTAGCGCCCGACGGCACGCCCGTCCAGGCGGACAAGGCCTGGATGGATAAGCGGGTCGCGGAGTACCGCCGGTTGACGTCGGCTGGCTACGTCGTGCCCGTGATCACGGGGCACGATGCCGCGTTGACGGACCAGCGCGCTCTCGGCGACGTGCTAGACATGACCGTGGCCGAGGTGGATGGGGAACTGGAACTCGTCGTGGCCGTCGCCTGGAACGACGAGACGGTTCCAGCGGACATCGCGTCGCGCAAGATCAAGTATGTCAGTCCGAGCTTTAGCTCTTACACGGATGAGCGGGGGGAGTCCTACGTCCTCGTGCTCTCCGAGGTCTCTATCACGGCCCGTCCCCACCGCAAAGGCGCGGCCACCCACATCCTCATGTCGGAGGCAGTTATGCCTGATTCTATCGTCGTGCCGGACCCCGCGTCGGCCCCTGCGCTCCCCTCGACGGAGGAGCGTATCGTCTCACTGGAGGCCGCGATCACGGATCTCACTGAGGGCTTCGCAGGCCTCCAGACCATGCTCCAGGATCTGGTCGAAGCCAAGACCGACCCCGAGGAGCCGGCCGAGACCCCCCCGGCTAACTCGCCGCCGGCCGAGGCGACCGCAGCCCCACCCACGGCCGGAGAGATCAAGATGGCTGAGGCCAACGCCAAGCTCAACCTCCAGCTCCAGGAGGCCGAGCGGAACCTGGCCGTCGCCAAGCGCGCGGAGCGCCGGGCGTCCTTCGACCTGCGGTACCCCGTGGGTGCCGTGATTGAGATGACAGAGGCTTCGCGCGACCTTTTCTTCACTCTGGCCGAGGCCAGCCCCGAGGCCATCAACGCCCTGACCATCCAGGCGGTCAAGCCCGGAGCGGAGGGCCAGCCCGCCGGCCCTCCGCACCGTAGCTCCGTGCCGTGGGGGATCGCCATGGGCGAGAGCGCCCACACCCCCACGCCGGCCATTGAGAGCGACGGCGAGCTCCTGACCCGGCTCCGGAAGGAAACCGGGTCCGCCGGCGCGGCCCTCGAGCAGTTCAAGCGTCTCCGGGGTTAACCCCGTGGCGGTGTTGATTTAGATCCCATACCCGGCCCTTTGGCCCCCCGATAGAGGCAAACACCATGGCCACCATCCTCCCATTCATCGCTGGCACGGACCTCTCGTCCAGCCAGTACCTGCTCGTCAAGAGCGACGGTACCGACTCCGAGCGAGTCATCGTTGCGACGGCCGCGAGCGACAACCAGATCGTTGGCGTCCTGGACAACGCCCCCGGCGACGAGGGCATCGCGGACGTGGTCCTGTCCGGGATCTGTAAGGTCCGTGCCGGTGGAGCCCTGGAGCCCCACGACTACATCATGTGGGGCACCGGAGGCAAGGCGGTCAAGTACGTCGCCGGATCCGGCAACATCTGCCTGGGGCGCTACATCCCGGAGGTCGCGGACGCTGGCGGCAGCAAGAGCTACCGTGACGCGGCCGCGACCGACCTGGTCACCATCGACCTCCAGGTCGGGCTCCAGGTTGCGGACGTCAAGACCACGGCGGAGCTGGCGTCCACCGCAGGCGCCGGGCTGATCGGGATCCTTGACACCGCCACGGACTACACGGCGACGACCGTCGAGGGTGCCCTGGCCGAGGTCAAGATCATCGCGGACGCTGCGGCCCCCAAGGCCTCCATCCGGCGGGCCGTCGGCACCGCCGGCGCGGACGCTGGCAGCAGCATGCCGGTTGCCGTCCAGATCGAGGACGGCAACGGAGCCAGCGTCGCGGCCGTGACCACGGTCCTGTGCGAGATCTTCGACGCGGACATGATCCTGGGCCTTGCGGCCGCGTGGACCCTGGCCGAGACCGGCGTCGGCGCGGAGGTCACCGCGTCCGCACACGCCACCCTGCTGATCACGACCGACGCCAACGGCGCCGCCACCGTGACTGTCTCGGATGTGGTTACGGGGACTAATGAGACGGTGCGTCTCAAGATGACTGTGATTCCGGGCGAGGGTGAAATCGGCCAGCCGACCTTCACCGTGTGCGACTTCAACTAATGATTTGACCCGGGCACCCCCAGGGCGCCCGGCTTCGACGTTCAACCAAGGGGGTGCCCAGTCCCCCGCCACTATATGGAGGCCCCGATGGCCAACCCCTATATCTCCCCGGTCGCGGATGTGGCTCTCACCATGGTGGCGGAGAGCTGGCACGACCGAAACGAGGCGCGATACATCGCGCCCAAGCTCCCCCAGGTGCAGGTCCGTGGCCTGCGGTCGCAGCACAGCGGCATCACGACCTACAGCCTGGCTGCCCGCGACAACTACTTGCTCAAGGCTGGCAAGGGCCGCAGCTACCGCCCCGGCCAGGATCTGCGCCCCGCCCGCGCTCTCGGCGAGCGGTCCGTGACGATCACGTTGACCAACGAGGCCAACGACCCGACCCCGTTCCCGCTCCCCCGCGATGGGCAGTCCAGTCGGTTCGCGGACTACAGCTCGGTGATCGCGCAGCACCTGTTCGAGCTCTACTCCCGGCGGGACCAGGCCGTGATCACGGCCATGGCCAACAACACCCTGTTTGGCGACGGCGCGGGCGGCCCGGCCTCGTGGAGTGGCACCGACGTGCTGTCCCTCCCCGACAGCGACGGCACCCAGACCCCGATCCGGGACATCGACAAGTACATGCTCACCCTGAAGCCGTTCACCCGCCGTGGGGACCTCCGCCAGGTGGCGTGCGCGGACCTGCTCACCCTCCAGACCCTGGCCAGCAAGCCCGCCTACCACGGCGGCGGCGCGGGCAGTGGTGTGAGCGCCCGCCTCACGAACCTGGAGATCGTGGACCGACTGAAGGCCCTCCACGGCTTCGACGAGGTCTGGATCTCCGATCTGCCCGCCGACACCGTCTTCGACGGCCAGACCTCGGCCCCGTCCCTCATGGCGACCACGCCCTTTTTCTGGATGGGCCTGGTGGCGGAGGGTAACTTCGATCTCACCAACATGATGCCCCTGAGCCTGCCGGATGGCGCCATCGTGATGGCCCAGGAGTTCAGTCCATGGGTCGACCGGATCGAGGACCCCACGACGGAGAGCCTGCTCTACGTGGGCAAGGACGCCTTCCAGGCGGCGACGCCCCGTGCTGCCTTCGGCCGGTGCATCACGGGGAATTTCCAGTAAGCCCCGTAGCTGCGGGGCCGTGAGGCCCCCGGCTCGGTTCACCATGAGGGTCCGTCCATGACTGCGACCGCACTCCAGACCTTCGGGATCACGAGCACCATCCTGGCGGCCTACCTGCCACAGGTGGGGTTCGAAGGCGCCGACGACCTGTTGACCACCGCTCGGGTGGCGCAGCTCGTCGAGGACGCCAGCTCCGAGGTCTGTGGGTATCTGGTCGCGGCGGGCGTCGACGTCACAGCCTTGGCGGCGGACACCTCGTCTGGGGCCTACAAGCTCATCCAGCGCGTGATCGTGCGCCAGTCTATACCACTGGTGCTGCTGGCCATCTCTGGCAACCCAGACCAGATCGAAGCGGCCGAAGAGCGTGCGGCCACAACGCTCAAGCGCCTCCTGGACAACCCCGCCCTGCTTGGCTACGACGACCCGGTAGGGCAGACGCCCTGCGCCCGGACGACGACCGACGACTACTCCACCCTGAGCGCCACCAACGCTGCCGTGGCGCGGGAGTGGGGCATCACGCCGACCAGTGGCCCCATCCCCTGGTAGGGTCCGGAGGTACACCATGGCCTACAGGTCCAACGCACAAGTCAAGTCGGGCGGGGGTCTTCGGTTCGACAAGTTCCGGGCGGCCATCGGGGCCGCCCAGGCCGCCGTTGACCCTGCCAAGATGGGCAACAAGGCGAAGTTCCTCGACTTTCTCGACCGTGAGGTCGTGGCCTTTTATCGCTCTCGCGGTGGGGCGATCTCAGTCGTGACAGGCGCACTGCGTCGGGCGCTGACCGCGACGAACGACAGCGCCCGCGAGATCACGATCTCGGGCCGCACGATCAGGCTCGTGATCCTCCACCCCGGCGCGGCCGTGTGGGGCGCCCCCAAGGTTATGCCCGTGATCGACCTCGGCAAGGTGGCTGCTGAAGCCACCCGCAAGTACCACGAGTGGGAGAAGAGCCAGTGACCGCGCACGTCGCCTCATACGCCTCCGAGGTTGAGGAGCGAGCGCACTCCGTGCTCACGGACGCATGGACCGACGTCCTGGCTGCCGTCGCGGCGCGCCGGTCCCTGACCACGATCGACATCGGGCCACCCCTGACCCAGAGCACCGTGGAGCTTGGGCCGGACCTGGCCGCCCCGGTGGATGGGATGGTCGAGATCGCCCCGGCCTTCGAGGACGACGTGCGGCCGCCGCAGCGCTACCCGGCTGTCCGGGTCGCCGTGGTGGACTCGGACGAGGTCTACGGTGTCAACGCCGGCGCGGGGCGCGCCCTACACACCCTCGAGGTCCGGACGCTGGTCCGGGTGTCGAGCCGGGCCGGGACCATCGGCGCGACCAAGGGGTGGTCGGCGTCCACGGCCAGTCTGATCTGCGGCCTGACCCACCGCATGGCGGTCTACCTACTCCAGGCGGGCCTGACCGACGACACCACCGGGATCTACAACGTCGAGTCGACGTCCGGTGGATCTCGCGACCTGGTCCAGGGCGACGACGTCACGATCTACCGCGCCACGTCCACCCTGGGCGTCTGGCAACGCACACGCTCGGGGAGGTTTGACCACCCCGTCACCGATAGCTAGGAGGCCCTCCCATGTCCACGTACAGCGAGAAAGACGGATCCGTCCGGGTCAAGGTCGAGTCGGCTTACGCTACCGACCCCACGTTGGTTGAGAGCGACGTGGTCTACGTCGAGGAGCTCGTGGTCACGGCGCAGCGGGACGTGATCCAGCGCAAGGGCGCCAGCCCCTACCGCGCCGGTGCAAAGCCCGTCGTCGGCCCCCAGACGGCCGACTGGTCGGCCAAGGTCGAGATGACCCCGGTAGTCATCACGGCCGGCACGGACCTTCCACTGGAGGACCCGTGGCTCCAGGCCATGGGGTTCGAGGCGGTCTACGCAGCGGGGCCACCGAAGACCCGGACGTACACCCTCAAGGCGCGGCCCACCGCCTCGGTCGCGCTCGAGATGTACACCCACAACGCCGCCGATGACGACGGGTGGGGGCTCCAGCTCCTCGGCTGCCGGGCCGACGGCTCCATCGAGATGACTGGCAACGAGCGGTGGTTCCTCGCGCCGTCCGGCAAGGCCGCGTCCTTCGCGCGCTCCGACGAGGGCGCCAGGGCCGCCACGGTCTATGACTTTGACACCAACCCCCTCGTCGGGGGCGCCGGCGAGTGCCAGGTGATCGCGCTGCTCTCCGACCTGGCCGGGACGGACGAGCCCTACCCCATGACAACGGGGCGGCTCGTGAGCGCGACCATCGCGCTCAACAACGGTGTCAACCTCAAGCGTGGGGTGTGCGGGCAGTCCGTTGGCATCGACCCCGTCGACGCGCCGACGATGGAACTGGTCCTGGAGGTCACCGACCCCAGCGACTTCGACCCGTGGCAGTACCAGGGCAACGACGCGACCGGCTCCACGCAGGTCCCGATCCTGGTTTGCATTGGCTCCCCCGACCTGTCCTACGTCGCCACCACGGGCGTGCCAGGCGACATCGGCACCGGCGTCGCGGTTCGGTTCTACGGGTTCATCACGGCGGTCGCCGAGGGTGCCGACTCCGGCGCCAAGACCTGGACACTAAGCCTCCAGGGTGCCTGGCCCGAGGGCGCGCAGCCCGCCGGCGAGACGGCCGCCGAGGGTGTCCTGACCATCACTTACGCGACCAAGGCCGCGTAACGGAGGCCCCATGTTCAGTACGCTGTTCAGTTCTATCCGCGTCGAGGTCGCTCCCGGTCTTGACGCTCTCGTCATGTCGGAGCCAACCGTCGGAGTCCTCCGCGCGTTGGGTCGTGCCGTGACTGCCGCCGGAGGCAACCTGACCCCAGTGGAGGACGCCGCGCTCTGCGTGGCGCTCATGGTGACGGCGTGGGAGGGCGCGGGCGCCCCCGGCGCCGACGCCTGGCCCCCGCTCAGCCCCGAGGGCGTCGCCACGCGGCTCGCCACCGTCGACGCCTTGCCTCGAGGAGTCCTCGTGCGGCTCGGGCAGGAGTGTGGTGCGGCCCTCCGCCTGAGCGCTGCCGACTCGGACTGATCCGGCGTGCCGTCCGGTTGACCCGAGGGCGGCTCGCAGGGTACAAGGGGACCACAGACTGCGCGACCTGCCCGGTCAAGACCCGGTTGGGTCGCCGGTGCGACCGCCCCATGACGCGCCCCCCGCGTTGGGAGGACGCCCGGTGGGACTCATGGACGGCGGCGCTGGCACGGGTGCAGGGCCCGTCGACGTGTCCGGTCCGTTCCATCGAGGACCACCCCCTGGGGGCATGGATCGTGCAGGTCCTGGTGGACGCGCGGTCGGTCGAGCGAGGCTACCTGCTCCGGGCAGGCGGGCTGGAGGATCAGCCAGCCCGGTGGTGGGAGGCGGTGCACCTGGTGATCGCGGAGGTCGCCCGGTGTGATGCCGAGGCGGCTGAGGAGGCAGCACGATGAGCAACACCCGCGAGACCCTCACGCTGGACGTCAGGGGCAATGCGGTCAAGGCCCTCGGGGCTATCGACCGCAAGCTCGATCAGGTCGCCAAGAGCGCGAGCCAGGCGACCTCCGGCCTTGGGGCCATCACGTTCGACGCGGCCAAGGGCGCGGCCTTGGGTGCGTTCGGGGCCGCCGTAGGCGCGGCGGTGCTCAGCTTCCAAAAGCTCGGCGAGGTCGTGGGGAGCTCCCTGTCCCGAGCCGTGGCGGGGTCTGAGGAAGCCACCGCAGCGTCGGCGAGGATGAGCGCCGAGTGGGAGCGCATGGAGCTCACCCTGGGCCGGGCCTTGCTCGGGCCCGACGGGGGGGCCGCCCTGTTTGAGGGGCTGGGGCAGGTGGTCGCCACGGTGACGGCGGCCATCAGTGCCAACGTGAAGTCGTTCGGCGGGGCCTTCGAATACGTGATCCCCGTCATCAAGACTGTGGCGGTGGTGGTCGCGACTATGGCGGCTGCGGGTTTTACACCACTGGCACTGACGATTGACGCCGTGGTGCTGGCTGCCACCACGTTGTACGCAGGGTTTCTTGCCCTGAAGGCGGGGGCGCGGATCGCGGAGGAGGGGCTGGTGGCGCTGTCCACGCGGCTCGGGGTCACCAGTGATGAGGACCTGGCGGCGGCGCAAGACGCGACCAAGGCCGCCGCCAAAGAGTTTGACGAGTTCAAGATCTCGTCGGCCGGGGCGACCGAGGGCCTCTGGGACCTACGTGCGGGCATCATCGGGGTCGTGGACAGCACGGGGCAGTTGATCCCCGCCCTGGACCGCACGGCGAAGCTCCTAGAGGAGAAGTACAAGGCGGCGTTCAAGGGTCGGCAGGAGCTCGCGGCGTGGCTCGACATGAGCCCCGACGAGCTCGAGGCCTACGCCGAGCTGAACCAGCAGATCAGGGACAACACCGCGTCAATCAACGCTTACGCGAACCTCGGTCTGGAGCCGGCAAAAGGGGCGTCGGCGGGTGCGGCCGAAGCCACGGTGGAACTGTCGGAGGCCCTCGGCCTGGAGGCCACCGCCCTGCTGCGGGTGTCCTACGCGCGCGAGCAGGCCACGGCGTCCTTCATCTCGGAGCAGCAGGCGCAGGAGGAGTACAACAAGGGCCTGGAAGCATCCCTGGAATCCCGCGCCGACGCGGTGCGGGAGCTGTCAGACGCCGAGACCGCCGCCGAGGTGGCTCGACAGCAGGCCGCCGAGAAGGACAAGAACAACCAGCGCGGAGAGCAGATCGCCTCCACCCGCGACGCGCTGAGGGGGCTGGCGGGCGACACGGCCACCCTCACAGCCAACACCCTGACCCTGGCGGCGAGCACGGCGTTGGCGGGGGGGAGCCTGGCGGGCATGGGGCAGGCGTTCGCTGCGTCCCTGGGGGACCTGTTTGTCAAGGTCGGTACGGGGCTTCTGGTCGCGGGGTCGGGACTCTCGGCCCTGTTCGAGGGCAACCCCGGTGGTGCCATCGCGTGGGGTGCCGGACTGATCGCGGTGGGTGTGGCCCTGGGGGCCATCGGCAAGGCGGGGTCGAAGGGCGCCAAGCCCTCGGCCAGCGGCGCCGCCGGCGGAGCGTCCCTGGCTCGTGCGGCCGCGCCGCAGCAGACGACCCAACGCGACCGGTCGGAGACCGTGATCGTAGTCAACCTCGGCACTCGCGAGATCGCTCGTGAGATCCGGGACATGGGCCGGAGGGGCCAGATATGAGCCTGACACAGCCCGTGTTCCTGCATCCGATCACGATCCCGACGGCCTACGCCGGCGCCGGGGCGCTGTTGACCCTCAACGCTGCGCCGGTCACCCTCGCTGCGGGCACGTACTACTGGGCCGAGACCGAGGGTTCGGCCGGGAGCTTCAACGCGGCTCTGGTCACCGCGCTCAACGCCGCCATGGCGGGCACATGGACGGTGCGCTTCGGCGCGACGTTCCGGCTCACGATCGCGTACACCGGCGCTTCCACGCCCACCACACTGGCCTTCGTCGCGCCGACCGTGCTCGGGCTTGGGATGCTCGGGGGCGCGGAGGACCCGGAGTCGACGAGTTCCGCCAGCTTCACCGCGAAGTCCTGGACGGGGGCGTGGGACTGCCGGTGGATGTGGCGGCCCGTCGAGTGGATCATCGACGACCGCACCATGCCCCGTGCGGCGGTGGTCGTCGCCCGGAGCCCTTTTGACGGGACGGCGACGATCGACGACTACGGCGCCTGGGACGAGCGGACCCTGCGCCTGGAGGGCGTCCGGGGGGCCTACGTCTTTGACTGGGCGGCTGGACGCTCGCCCTTCTACGTCGAGGCCGGATCGGGCTCGGCGCTGGTCAACAACACCCTGGAGACCTTCTGGCGCGACGCGCGCCGCTTGTCCTCGGCGCCGGGGACGATCCGGTACCTGGCCAACGGTCAGGACGACTTCGGCGCGTACGAGTGGGAGGGCCTGGTCTGGAGCGACCCGGAGCAGCTCGGCAACCTGGCTGAGTGCCTTGAGGAACTGAACCCGTCGCCGTTGCTGTACACCGTGACCCTGCGCCTGCTCGACACGGGGGTGGCATCATGACGTTGTCGATCTTCGAGGGCGGGTCCGGAGGTGGGAACCGCTGGATCATCGGGATCAAGATCTCGACGATCGGGGACTCGTCGACCAGTCCGATCGACGGTCGGTACCGCCTGGCGAGCGGTGTGCCCACGTGGGATAGCTCCAACATGTACCGTTCGGCCCTGGTGGGCTGGCCCGCCGAGATCACGTCGACGGTGGACTACCGGGGCGGCGCGACCACGATCGGCGGCCTGGACCTGGACCTACTCCGGACGGACGAGGTTGCCGGGTGGCTCCAGCGCGTCCGCTTCAACAAGGTCTCCCAGCTCAACCTGGGTATCGCGGCCGCAGGGACGACGGTCGTCCTGGACACAGCCGTGGGCGAGGGTGTCGACGTCGTGATCGGGCGGGAGGTCCTCCTGCTCGGGACGGAGTCTGGGGCGGGTCCGTACACGTACACCGACTGCGCGCGGGGGCGTCTGGGGACGATTGACGCGGCCCACGGCGAGACCGGGGTGTCCATCGCGCTCCAGCCCTTGGTGGACGCCGAGGTCTACCTGGCGGGCGAGGCCCCGATCTACGACCTGCCGGTCGAGCTGTTCGTCGTCGATGCGGTCGACGGTGGATACGACGACGAGGAGACCTTGTGGACCGGCGTGATCCACGGGGTGCTCTGGGACGGAGCCAAGGGCGCCCTGCGCCTCACGCTGGACTCGGCGCTGGACATCCTTGGTCGCACCACGTTGCTCCGGCGCCAGTGGAGGTCGCGTGGGGGCGCCGGGACGCTCGCCTGGCGCGGCTCCGGAGAGCCCGTCGGCGACACCATGACGCACACACCCGGCGACGACGAGATCACGTACCGGACCTGCCTGCTGTACGACGGGACCTACTGCCTGCGCTCGGGCGTGAGACGTATTGGTGTCGGGCCTGAGTGGATGCACTCACTCACCGGGCGCGACGTGCCCGCCGATCCCGTGCTCTTCGGCGGAGGCGCGCCCTTGCCCCCGGCGGCGGACGACGGTGGGATCGGTTACTTCGGGGACCAGTTCCGCCAGGTCTTCGCCGCCGCCCCGGGCGCGCCTGCCGTCAACGACGCCGGCGCCACCCTGTCGACCAACGCCATCACGCTGGCGCTCCAGCTGTTGACGACCACCGCGACGGGAGGCAACGGCGCCTATGATCTCGGTGTGGAGGACCTCGGGTGTGGGATCCCGGCGTCACTGATCGACGTGGCCGGGATGGAGGCCCTGGCCGCGATCGCGGGGGACGGAGTGGACCTCGACGCGTGGTTCCTCGGCCTGGATGGCAAGCCTGTGAAGGCCGTGGACGCGATCGACAGCGCGATCCTGGCCTTCGGGTTGCGCCTGGCCCCTCGCGAGGGGGGCAAGATCGGCCTGGCCTGGCTCGTCGACGGGGCGATGGACACCACGGCGATCGGCGAGGCCGCGCTCATGGAGCCCCCAGCGACGGACTACCGCGCGGTGCCCGCCGTGTCGGAGGTGACGGTCTCGTGGGACGAGCGGCCGGGGCTGGAGGCGCGGTCGTCGGTCTTCCGGGCAGGGTACTCCGTCTCCCGCTCGGTCGGCGGGGCCAACACCGCCATCGAGATCAAGGCGCCGGGGATCCGGAGCGCCCGCGTCGCGGAGGCCCTGGGGCAGGACTGGACGACGCTGTACTACGTCCCGATCCCGGTCGTGACTCTCGTCGCCCGCCGCACGGTGTCCCTGTGGCCTGGCGACGCGGTCCAGTTGACGCACGGTGTCATGTCCGACGCGGTGGGTGTCCGGGGCCTGGTCGACGGCGGCGGCGTCGTGGCGAGCCGGACCCTGTCCCTGGAGGCCGGGACCATCCGCTACACGATCTGGTGGACCGGGGCGCGGTACGGGCGCATTGGGCGCATTGGGCCCTCGGCGCGGGTCGCGTCTTACTCGGCCCCCGACGTCACGGCGGAGGTCAACGCCTTCACCTCGGCGTTGGGCTCGCCGGCGACCGACACGGCAGCGTGGACGGCGCTCATCACGCTGGCGGGGTCGCTGGCCGTGTTGATCCTCGACTCGGACCTCAGCGTCCGGGGGACCGCCACGCTGACCACGGCGTCGGGCACGACCCTGACCCTGAGCGCGCCGACGGTGGACCCGGTGGCGGGGGACGTGATCGTCCTGGCGGCCTACGACGCAGTAGGGGCCGAGGAGCAGGCGCGGTACGCGTACCTGGCCGCCGCCGCTGAGACCCTGGGGAGCGCGTCTGACGACGCGTACGAGTGGACCACATGACTGTACGCCCCATCGACACCGCCTCTGCCGCCCTCGGCGCCGACGCCCAGCTCGCCAGTGCCATCCTGACCTACGCCGCCGAGACGGGACGGGCCGCGCTGGCGGACTGCACGCGGTCCTGCACGGCGACCTACGATTACCGCCACCCGCCGCTCCTGCACTCGGTCCCGGCCGGACAGGAGGAGTGGGCGGACCCTGACGCCCAGCTCGGGTGGCTCGTGTACCTCTGGCGGGCGGGACCCGGCGCGGACTCGCTCACGGTGCGAGTCCGGTGCACGCACTCCGACGTCACGGGGGGGACCATGGGGCTGCACGTCACGCCCCTGGACGACTACTACGCCCGTCGCGTGCTGCCGCCGGCAATCGACACGGACGCCGGCGCCGCCGGCGAGACCACGGTCACCCTGACCGCGACGGACCTGGAGCTGGTCGAGGGCGACCTGTACGTCGTCGCGGTGTCGTGGGCGTCGACGCTGCACAGCGTCTCCGAGCTGTGGTTCGACGCCGACACCGTGGACGGCGGGGGCCTCCCGACCGGCGGGTCGGGGTTTGACGACTGGGCCTACGACTACCTCCGGAGCGCCAACGGCCAGACCACGTATTGGTGGGACGGGTCGACGTTCGCGGCCTTCGCCGACGCGACGGTGCCCTACCTCGTTGAGATCCTCGAGGGCGCCGCCTACGCCACGGTGGCATGGTCCACGGGCAAGGCTGCGGACGGTAAACCCTTGCCCAATGGCAGGCTCGCCCACCGGACCGGCCTGAACCTCGCGCGCTTCGGCGTCATCGCCGATTTCATCCACGTGTTCCCGTCGCTCGAAGAGCGATCGTCCCTGTACGAGGGGACGCTCACGACCGCGAACATCTGGGTCCGTCGCACGGCTCTGAGCTACGTCAAGGTTCACGGTGTCGAGATCCTCGAGGGCGTCGTGGCCCCGAGCGCCCTCGGCGCTCGCCTGGCGCCGGAGCAACCGACGTCCATCAGGGCGTGGCGGTCGGCGTCTCAGTACGCAGAGACCGTGGTCGGTCACCGGTCCCGGCCCCTGGCGATCGCCCCGACCCCGGACTACTCGGCGACGGAGCCCCACCACTACAGCCCCGACGACCCCCGAGCCATTGTGGGTTATCGCCAGCTCGCCCTGCCGGTCCACCGACTCACGACGACCTTCGGCACGGTCTTGCTCGTGCCGTGGGGCGAGCTCGCGCAGGTCAACACCGGTGGGGTCGACTACATCGGTCGGGACCTGCTCGTGGCCCTCGTCGCGGAGGTTTTCTTCGCGGGGGACGCCGGTGTGCCGGGCGAGATCACGTTGGTCTGGGACGCGTGGAGCGTCGTCTACGGCTCGACGACGCGGCCCCCGGCCGCACACCAGGTCGAGGTCATCGCGACGACGACGCCCTACGACCGACCGCGTGGGGAGGACTCGCACGCGGCGCAGTGGTGGGGGTTGGTGACACCCAACGACACCGACGGCTCCATGCCTGTGCGCCACTCCGGCGAGGCCTGCGTCTGCCCGACCGTGCTGTCGAGCGAGGCCCCGTCGCGGGTGGAGCTGCGGGTGCCCGCCAGCGCCGTGCGGGCCGTCGAGCCCGAGAACCAGCTCGCCCTCCGCGTCAAGAGCCCCGGTCGGAGTTCCACCGGGACGCCCTACGGGACGACCGCGCGGGTGTACCTCCGCGTCGTCGCCCTGTCCGTCTGCACCGTGCCGTCGCTCGACGCGACGGACCTGGAGGCTACATGAGCCTGACCATCCCCACGACCCACACCCGCCCCGACACGCGGACCACCGGCGTCTGGCGCGGCGGCGCGATCCGTGCGACGCAGGTTGCCGCCCTCGCGGCCAACGCCATCCACGCCTACGCCCTCGGCGCCCGGCGCACCGCGCTATCCCTGCGGGCGATCGACGTTGTGGGGCAGGCGACGTACACGACCGTCGCCAAGGTTCCCTTCGCCTTCGCTGCGGGGCGCGAGGCGGTGGGGCTCCAGATCGTCGTGCAGTTGGACAACGCCGACGTGCGGATCACGCTCCGCAACGCCACGGACACCGTGGACCTGGCGACGTGGACGGACGCGTCCACGGGGACCGGGACCGTGAAGGCCTCCGTGGGGCCGTCCGCCAGCGCGGACGTCCTGGTCAAGATCGAGGCGCGAGAGCACTCCGGCGCCGGCGGGACGATCCCGCTGGTGCACCTGTACGAGCGCGGCCACACGCAGTACACGTATCCCAACGCCGTCCTGGACCACGTGGCCATCGCGCAGTCGTATGCGTGGGATCACGTCTGGTCCTTTGACGCCGCCGGGACCAGCACCGAGGACGTGGGGGGCGTGGGGGGCTCGACGTTGACCCGCACGGCCAACGTCACCAACTACGCGCCGATCTACGATGGCACGCGAGGCTACGACCGAATCACGGTGCACGCGGCGTCGACCGGAGACTACTCCGGCAACATCAACGTCTCGCGCACGAGCGACTGTTTCTTCGAGGCCATCTTCACGCTGCCCGAGGCGCAGACCGCCGCCGGTGTTTACACCCTCGCGGCGGTGGGGCAGGGCACCGCCGCCAGCGGCTTCTGTTTGATCCGATACTATGCCACCGCCGACGTCGTGCGGGTCTACAACGCGCCGGGGTCATCGCTGATCGCGGCCCTGACCGGCCTGAACGCCGCCACGCTCGCAGCCGGGCCGGTGTACATCGCCGTGTGGTGGGACCACGCGGCGTTGACTTATCGGGTCTACTGGAACGCCGGCGCCGGCGAGACTGCGCTGTCCGCCGCCGGTGGCGCGGGGGCGGGCTCGACGGCCCGACCCATCGGCCTGGGATACTCGACCGCCGACTCCAGCGCCAAGATGGGTGTGCATTACGCCGCCTTTAGTCGGGGTGAGCCCGACGCGACTTACCGCAGCCTCCAGTACGCGGCACGCGGCTGGTGACGCTGGCACTTGCGCTTGGCACGGTTTGTGCCTATACTGGTCCCTGTACGGCGCACCGTCGCCGGGGCATCCCGCCCCACCCGCTCACGCGGGCCCCACCTGGAGTACGCCCATGGCCAGCAATCAGTGTCTCGTCCGATCCTCCGGCCCCCTCCAGATCGCGGCTGCGTCGGTGACGCAGGCCACGGTCTCCCTCACGACCGTGGACAAGGAACTGCTGGCCCCAGGGACGTACCGCTGGATCTTGATCCAGAACCGGGGCACCACTGCGGCCTACCTGTCCCTCGACGGGGGTGCGGCCGTCGTCGCGGACGGCTTCGAGCTTCTGCCTGGTGGCACCCACCGCCAGGAGGCGACGGTCCTCGGGGCGGGGATCCGTGGGATCCGCAGCTCCGGCACGGGCAACGTCATCGTCGCGACGGGGGTCTAACCATGGAAACCCGACGCCACGTGGCGACCTACCCATCCATCCAGTCCTACCTCGACGACGGCGGAGACCTCGACGCCGGGACCCTCGTCGAGGTCTACGGCAGCGTCCTCGGGACCGTCGTGGCGACCGGTCGCCACGACGGCACCGACGGCCCCGCGGCGCTGTTCAGGGCGCGGGACCACGTGCTGTTCAGCGCCCTCGCGCTCGGCGAGGGCCTCAGTCTAGAGGCCGGATCCGCCGGCCAGGTCACCCGGCACGCCGACGGTGACATCCTGATCACGTTGACGGAGGCCGCACCGACGTGCGAGCTTCGGCTCGACGTCTTCGGCGCGGCCTGGGGCTGCGGGATGGCCCGGCTCGTCCTGACCCCGGACCCCGGCGCCAGCGACCAGCCCACCGCCGACGCGCGGTGTGCCGTGGCCCTCGAGGTCGAGGGCTCGGTCAACGACGGCAACTACCTGGCGCAGGAGATCTACTGGACCGGGGCGGCGTGGGCGGAGCGGCTGGCCTACAACGTCGGCGCCGGCGAGGCCACGACCTCGGCTGCGGCCCTGTCCGGCACTGAGCCGACCGCGCTGGAGATCTTCGCGCGCGGGCGCGGGACCACCACCGCGCAAGACCCCCTCGGGACCGCGCAACGCAACCTCCCGGCCGCCGGCGCAGCCCCCGGCGGCACCATCAACATCGCCTGGATGACAGACGCCACGGACACCACACGCGTCGCCAGCGTCCGGGTCAAGGCCGACCTCCCCGCGCCCGGCGCGGGGGACACGGCGACCTTCAAACTTTCGCGGGCGTCTTGGGCCCCGATCCTCGGGAGGGTGGTGTGATTACGCTGGACCAGCCGCAGACCCTCGCGGTGGGGGAGGTCCTGGACCTCGGCGGGGACACCCTGGTGCGCTCTGCCCTCCACGCAGGCGTCGCGGGGCATGGGGTCGTGCCCCGGCACGGCTCCGTGGTCCGTGCCGGGACGCTGGACGGCACGGCCTCCCGCGTGGGGGGCTCGGCCAAGGCTCACGGCGTCGCCGTGGGCAACCTCGGCGCCAAAGACGACCGCGCGATCGACCGCGTGGTAGTGGACCGGGTCCGAGTAGTGGGTTGGCAGCACGCCGGCGTCTACGTCGGGCACAGCGCCCACGTCGAGCTCCGGGGGCTCTCCGGAGCGAGTGGCTCGGCGGGACAGGGCGCGATCGTCCTGGCCGGGGTGCGGTCCCATGCACGCGTCCGGGGGTGCGACGTGGACCACGTCAACATTGAGATCTCCGCCAACGGCGACCCCACCCACGTAGCACTGGGGCGGACCCGGTGCGGGTACCTCGGCGGCCAGCTCCGCAACGCTGGCTCGACCCTCCGCCTCACGGACGTCGAGGTCACGATCCGGGCGGACCTGCACACCCCGGTCTGGGTGGAGGCGATCCGGACCACCGTTGAGGCCCTGGACACGCGCCAGCCCGGAGACCAGACCTGGCGCGGCTGCACCATCGGGCCCGTCGAGCTACAGTTCCAGACCGCGTCCCGGACCGTCGTCGAGGGGCAGGTCGTCCGCCTGGTCGACTGCACCGTCGGCCCGATCCAGGTCCGGGGCCAGGGCGAGCTACACCTGACCCGGACCCCCGCCGTGATCACGGCGGTGCACCACGTCGCGGCCGGCCTACCCACCGCCGTGATGGTCTACGTGGCGGGCGAGGTCGCTGCGCTGTTGACCGACGGCGACGCCCTGGAGGTGCCGTGATGCGCAGGGCGGTCTTCCTTGGTTTTCGGCCCATCGACTCGACCGGGCTCAACCTCCTGCGCCGCGTGGGCGCGACGACCGTGATCCTCGGCCTCGACGACGAGGACGACGACGCGCGAGGCGTCGACCCCACGGACTACGCGGATCGGTGGACGGTGCGGCCGCAGCTCCAGGGCGGCCGTGCGGCCGCAACGCTCCGGGCGTGCAGGGACGCTGGCATGCGGGTCGGTGTCCACGTCTGGGGGCGGCCGGTGCGGTCGTGGACCCACGCACAGGCGGCGGAGGTCCGAGCTATCCACGCCGCCGTGCCGCTGGACCGGGTTATGATCGACCACGAGCGCCACGGCCTCCGGATGGACCCGGTCCGGGGCGGCTACGGCTCGCACGCCGAGTGGGTCGCCGACGTGGCGCGCCTGTGGACCGCGCCACCCTACGTCGGCGCCTACCCGTCCTGGCCCGAGCTGTGGTGCGCGATCTACGGCCTGCCGGGGGTTCGCCACGCCGAGCTTGTGCGGGTGTGCGCCGGCGCCGTGCCGATGGTCTACGGCGACCTCAAGCACACCGGCCTGGACCCCCTGCCCTTGTACCGTCGGAGCGCGCGCGCCTGCGCCGCGATCTTGCGCCCCGACCAGCGCTTGGTCATGGGCGTTGGAGCTTACGATCAGTCCCGGCCGGGGGTGACTGCCGAGGCGATGATCCAGCGGACGCTGGGGGCCCTCCGGGGGCATGACGTCGCGATCTGGTCCCTGCCCCACCTGCTACACAACCCCGGCGTCGTCCGGGCGCTGGAGGTACCACCATGCCCCTGATCCCCGCCCGGCGCATGAGCGCCATCCTGACCTACGGCCCGCTGATCTCAGCGGGCGTCGCCCTCGCCGGCGCCACGGTCTACGCGTCCAGCGTCGCCGTCGCGCAGGACCCCAGCGCGATCACGGGCATGTCCCCTGCCGGCATGGACCCGATGATGCTGGTGTACAGCGTCGCCATCCAGGCCATCATCGCGCTGGCGACCGCCGTGACGGCGGCGCTCAAGGCCCGAGAGACCAACGTCGACGCCCTCCAGGCTCAGCTCGCCGATGCGGCGAAGGCGGCCGCGTCGGAGCGCGACGCCAAGATCGAGCTGAAGCTGAAGATCGCGGCGCTGGAGACGGAGGCCAGACTTCGGAGCGCGGGCCCTTAACCCTCGTAGGGTAAAATGTAGTGTTCGTAGCCTACGCGCACGCGGCACGCCAGCCCCTCGGCCTCCAGGGCGCGCACGTCCTGCCAGGTCGCGGTCTCATGCACACCTGTCAGTGACGCCAGCTCCCGCACCAGCGCCCCTCCGCTCTCCCGGATGATGCGTAGCACGTGCGCCCGACGGTCGACGGTCGCCTGGCGCCGCGCTGCCAGCACCGCCTCACGACCCACACCGGGGTACCGCGTGGGCACCCCGTCGAGGGCCTCCGCCACCTTCGCCAGCGCCTCTTGCACCAGGTACTCCGCGCCGGGGTGTTTCAAGCCCAAGAGCTCCGACAGCTCGCGGTGGCTGGTCCCCCCACGCTCTTCGGCGACGGCCAGGGCGCACGTCGCAGGCATGTCCTCCACGTCGACGCCCGGCCACGTGTACGTGATCGACCCCCGCGACGTGACGCGGAGCCCCAGGTGGTACCGACACCCATACCAGGGGCAGGGCCCGGTGGGGCACTCGCTGCGGCAGGTCGGGCGCGACGGTAGGCCCTCCCCACGCTCGGGGTCCGCCCGGAGGGCGGCCCGTTGGGCTCTGAGGTTCTCGGTGCGTAGGGTGCTCATGGCTTCCGCACCGCCATGGACAAGAAGCGTTCCACGTAGGTATGTGCCCACCCCGGATGCAGCTTCACACCATCCACCGCGTCGCCATCGACCATGACGAGGGCGTCACGTGCCCGGCTCGGCGACAGCACCGCGTGCGTGAGCCACAGGTACCAGCGGCCCGTGGGGCGTCCGCCGGCGGCGTCGAGTTCTTCGGCCCAGTGGACGGTGACGTCCCGGAGGCCTAGCTCGAACAAGTAATCATGGATGGCTTGGGAGAGGGCGAGATTCACGGCGGGAGTCCTTGGTCAGGGGGCTGGGGATAGCCAGCCACGTCCATGACCAATAACTTAGTGACTCACTCCGTCCGCGTCAAGCCCGCTCGCTCGCGCGCGATGCGCAGGAGGATCAGGTAGCCCATCAGGTCCTGCTCGACGTCCTCACCCGCCGCCGAGCCGCGCGCCAGGCGGGAGAGCTTGTCGTCGATGCGGACCAGGATCTGCTCGACGGGGTCCGCGTGGGAGAACACGCGAACCGGGTCCAGGGCGCTGTCGCCGTAGGCCGCGTTCTTGGCAACCAGCATGTCGGCGAGCTCGCCGCACACCCGCCGGATGTCATCCTGCGTTGAGGGTGCGACCGCGACGGGGGCCCGCAGGAGGTAGGAATCCCCCACGCGCTCATGCGCGATGGCCCCCAGGGCCGCGCGCCACGGGGGGTTGTTCCAGTCGAACGCCGGTGTGATGCCCTCTCCGAGACACCACGCGGTGTACGCCGTGAGCAGGGCGGGGGGCGCCAGCCACTGGTCCCCGCAGTCGGCGGTCGCAGCCCACTTCTGCATGGAGACTTCGGTGCAGTGTCCGTGCCGGTAGGTAGTCATGTTAACCCTCGTCGGTGTTGGTGGTGTTGTCGGTGGTGTGTCCGGAGGTCAAGCGCCACACAGTCACGCGGCGGCCGCGCTGGCCAGGGGCGTGATCAACCGTGTGGCAGGCCTCCACGACGCCGGCAGCGTGCAGCACGCTGAGCAACGTGCGCAGCGTGCGGAGCTTGACGCCCGTCGCCTCGGCGAGCTTCGTGGACGTCTGGGGGTTGCCCTCCAGGGCCTGGAGGATGACGATGGTGGTGTTCAAGGGTCTACCTCATGCGGTGGAGCGTGACGAGCCCGATCGCCACGGCGTCCATGACGTTGTGTTGGAGTGTCTGAGCGACGGTGCCCAAGCCATTGGACAGCCGGACCGCCTCGCCCGCGTCGAGGGCCCCGTAAGCCTGCGCGGTGGTGGCCTCCTTCGACCTTTGCCCCTTCCACTCTCGCGGGAGGACCGTAGTCATGGGGTGCTCGGGCCACCGTTGAGCGATGGCGCCGACCACGCCGGCGAGCTGAAGGAGGTCGTCCGGGTTGACGTTGCGGACGGAGTAGAGCTGCGGGAACTCCGACACGATGCTGAAGCGGCCCTCGAACCGGGGCAGGTCGTCGACCACCGCGCGCCAGGCCTCGGGCCCCCGCGTCCCACACGTGGTCAACCCCGCTGCCAACCCGCAGGACTGGAGGATCCCGTGGTTGAAGAAGGCCCACCCAACCAGGCGGAGGCCGGGGTCAATCGCGAGGAGCTGAGTCATTGGTGGCCTCCTGGAGCGCGCGCATGAGGCGCTTGGACTCATTGTATCCGGCGCGAACGCCGGGGCGCCCGAGCTTCCACGGGCCGGAGGCGAAGGCCTCCTCCTGTGTGTCAAGGCTCACGACCACCCGCCAGCGACGGGGGTGTGCCGAGCGCTCGAGGTAGAAGCGGACGCGGACCTGGACGGAGTCGTGGCTGATAGTCATGGCTCAGGGGACCTCCTCAGCGTTGGGGCAGCGGTTCTGCATGACCTCGCGTAGGGCGCGCTCGGCCTCGGCCTGCGTGGCGTAGCGGCCCTGGCGACCGTAGCTCACGGACCACAAGCACTCGGGGTGGTAGCCCATGAACCACCGCTCGCGGGGCACGGCCGTGGCCCTGTAGGCCCCGACGAACTTGTATGGTGCCCCCGTGGGGGCGTGCTCGATCATCGTCCACTGCGTAGGCTTACTCATCGTCCGTGTCCTCCGCGATGATGGCCTGGATGTCCAGGTCCAGGTTAATGCTCCGCTCGCCTTGGGGGGTCCAGACGCTCCACGTCCCGTCGGCCTGCCGGTGCGACTCGGCCTTCTTTGACCAGGAGGTCGTCAGACACGGCTCGGCCCGCACGGGCACGTCGGGCATGACACGTTGCATCGCGTCGACCATGATCTGGGTGAGCCGGTCGGCCGTGGCGCTGGCCTGGGCGTCGTCCGGGATCTCGAAGAAGATTTCGTCGTGGATGAAGGCCACGGGCCGCGCCACGACACCGCCCACGTAGCAGGCCTTGGCCACGTCCCACAAGGCCAGCTTCGCCCCGTCGGCGACCAGACCCTGAAAGTACGTGTTGGCCGCGCGGGAGTACCAGCAGCCGGCGCGCAGGCGCCCGGACACGAGCTGCTTGATGGTGGTCGCGTCGGTGTGCGCGGTCAAGCTGCTGATGTAGTGCTGGAGGTACCACTGCCCCTCGGGCCAGGTCGCGAACCAGTTGTGCTTCAACCAGCTGGCGAAGCTCTCCGTGATCGTCACGCCGTAGCCCCGCGCGTAGTCAACCAGGGTCCGGGCGCCCATACCACCGGGGAACCCGAAGTTCGCGATCTTGCTGAACTGTCGGTGCTCTTTGACCCGCACGTCGCCAGCGTGAAGGGCCACCATCGCGTCGTCGTACGACATGCTCAGGAGCTGGGCCGCGAAGAACGTGTGCGGGTCGAAGTCGGGGTCGGCCTGGTACCGACGGGCCATGACGCTGTCGCCGTGCAGCGCCAGGCAGACCTGAGCCCAGCCCCGGAGTTCGATGGAGTTGAAGTCGATGGACAGGAACAGGTTGCCCGCGCGGGGCGCGAAGCACTGCCGGATGCCTGCCCCACGCGGCAGGTTCTGGATGTTGGGCTTGAAGCTACTGGTGCGGCCCGTTTCCTTCAGCACGTCGTAGCTCGGGCAGATCGCGTGGTCGACGCCGGTCCACATCATGTCCAGGTAGGTTTTCTTGAGCTTCTCGGCCGCAGTGTAGACCAGGCTGGCTCGCACAGCCGGGTGGTCAACCTGGCGCAGCACGTCCTTGGTCGTGGCGACCTGACCAGTCGCCGTCGCCGGCGGCGTGGTGCCACGGGTCGCATAGTCCTCCGTGATGAGGCTCTGGAGGGCCTTCTTGTCTCGCGTACCGTTGGGGCGCATGAGTCCCGCGTCGACCAAGACCTGGCGGGCGCCGTCCATCTGTGTGTCGGCTTCGTCGCTGGCGACCTGGAGCATGGTGGCGTCGGTGCGCATCCCCCACGCGGACATGATCGACAGCGCGAAGTGCGCCCGGACGTGGCGCTGAACATCGAGAACATCCCCATCGGCCCCCAGGTAACTTAGCGCGGTCGCCAGGCGGCGGTTGTGCCAGTAGAGCTCGCGGCAGTAGTGCGTGTCGGCCAGGGGGTAGGCCACCGCGTCGGACGGCCACAGACCAAGGGGAACGTCGGCCAGGGCGTTGTAGTGTAGGCGCCAGGAGTCCGTACCGGACTTCATGCGCTCGAAGCTGTTGTCCGTCGCCAGGTCGGCGTAGCGGGCCTGCGTGGCGAGGCGGAACTTTCCGATGCCCTTGAGGTTGCCGGTCTTCGCCAGCTCCAGGAGCTTGGACTGGATCATGGTGCAGGACACGCGGCCGGCGTCGTAGGCCGCGAAGACCTCCGCCACCATGCCGGTGTGGTGCGCCATGACGCCCATGTCGAAGGCCGCGCTGTGCGCCACGAAGCGAGTGTCGGGGTCCATCAACCACCGGGAGAACAGCACCACGGCGCCGGCAGCGTCCACGATCTGGACTTCGCCCCCGTCGACGGCATAAGTCATGCAGACCAGCGGTGGGATGGTCAAGCCGGTTTGGATGAGACCGGTCTCGGTGTCGAAGTAAACGGTGCTCATGCGTACCCTCAAAAGCGGCGAGGCCCCGGCCGCCGTCCCTGGCAACCGGGGCCTCGTTCCCCAGGCGGTGGGTTACTCGCCGAACGTCGGACTCAGTGACACGTGCTCGAAGACCGGGTTGTAGTAGGTCTTGTTCGCACCGAGCCGGTCCTTCGCCTCGCGGGACGTGGTCCGGATGCGGATCCGGCCGCCCTTGGCGAGGGCGCCGTCGTCCGCGATCAAGTCCTGGATGTCCTGAGCCGTGGCCTCCGTCGTCCCCAGGATCGCGGCGCACAGGGCGCCGACCTCGCGGAGGTTGCGGTCGGCGCCAGGACCCATGAGGTACCGGGGCATGCCGAGCACGTCGCCGACCTCGCGGCGACCCTCCTTGACCCCGACGACGGCGCCCTCGAAGACGAAGTACTGAAAGCCCCTCGTCGCGGGCTTGTTGCTCGTGGCGAGCTTGAGTCCCGTGATCTCGACGATCACGTCCATCAGATGGTCGTCCACCGGCCAGGTGACGGCGAAGGTACCAGCGGCGGCGCCGGCGATCTGGCTGAAGATGTCGTTGCTCATGATCTTGTCCTCGTATCCATGGGGGGCCGGTTGGTTGGCCCGTCTTGGTTCGTGGGGCGCTGCGCCCCGGCTGTCGAATAAGTTAGTGACGCACTGCCGGGCGTCAAGCCCTACGTCAAACGAAAGTGGCCAGCAAGAGCTTTTGGGGCTGGCCCGTGGTGCCCTCGAGGTACCGCGCACCGCCCAGGCCCGACGCCAGGGCGTCACGCTGGCCCTGCGTGCCCTGGTACACCCACACGCGGACCTCGTCGGCCTGTTGCCCCTGGCGGTGGGTGCGGCCGAGGAGCTGCTCCCACGTGGTGCCGCTGGCGGGCGGCGCCAGGATGACGTTGGCGTCCCAGGCCTGGAGGTTGCGGCCCGTGCCGTGTGCCTCGATGCTCGCCGCGACCACCCTACGCTCCCCGTCAAGCTCGTCGCCGGCGGCGAAGACCTCCATGCCCAGCTCGCGCAACCGGGCCCCAACCGCGATCCAGGAGTACCACAGGATCGCGTCGTGCTCGTCGGCGAGGGCCTTGGCGTGCAGTAGCACGTCGTCGGTGAGCCAGACCGGGTACGTGGTCGGGGAGGCCTCGGGCTCGATGGTCTTCCACGCCAGCCAGGCTGGCCCCAGGGAGGGTCCACAGGCCGCCGCATCCGCCTCCAGGAGTGCCTCGACAGCTCCGGGCGTGTCGAGGCACCTCCGCTTGCCCTCGCGCGTCAGAAAGGCTTGTAGGGCCTTTGCGTATGTTGACCTCGCGTGGAGCCACGGGATGTTGGGTCCACCCTCCCCCCACTCGACCGCGTAGTAAAACCCCACGGCGAGCTGTCTTGCGGCCGCAGCGAGCTGGGGTGCCTGCGTGATGCACGTCCCGTCGGGGAGCTCCCACGTGGAGCGCAGGGCTCGGATCGCGTCCGTGATCGCCTTCGGTAGGCGCGGCCGCACGGTCGCGATGTTGAGGGCCATCGCTGCGCTCGACCTGGTCGTTGCGACGACGCCATCCGCCTCGGCGAACCGCCGCTCGAGGGCGGCGCGGACACCGGCGCGGTCGTGTTGCAGGCCGTAGTGCGTGGTCAAGGGGCGCGTGATCGACCAGTCCGTGGCGCTCGGGACTACCAGGGCCGACTCGACGTCGGAGCACTGCGCCACGGCCTCCAGGGTGTTGTAGTGCGTGGGCAGGGGGGACAGCGGCCCGAGGGCCGTCCCGGCCAGGTGCCAGGCGTCGCGCACGGACTTGCCCAGTAGCGTCCCGGACATCGGGACCAGCCGCGTGCCGGCGTGGTCGGCCAGGTACCGGAACACCCGGCGCGTGCGGGCCGCAGTGGAGTGCCGCAGGTAATGGGCCTCATCGGCGAGGATGACGCGCGGGGCGCGGTCGTCCAGGACGCCCACCGCGTCGGTCGCGCTCAGGGCGGAGTAGGGTAGGATGATCGGGGGGTCCACGTCGAAGTGGACGGCGTACAGGGCAAACTCCCGCCGCGCCGTCTTGACCAGGGTCGGGGGGACCAGTAGGACACAGGCACTGCCGGGGAGCTGGAGGGCCCTCGGCGCCAGGGCGAACACCAGGGTCTTCCCCGAGCCCACGCCCATCGCTCCGACCACGCTGCCAAGGCGCCGCAACGACGAAAGCGCCTCCCGCTGGTGAGGCAGGAGGCGCATGGTGCCCTCGGGTAGGTGGAGGTTGTCAATCCAGGCCTCGCCCCCCGCGCCGCCCGGCGCGGGAGCCAGGGACAGGATGCGCCGGATATCCTTACTCACGCACGGCCTCCAGGGCGTAGAGCATGGCCGTCTCCAGGTGGGTGAACGCGATGGCCTTGTGGCGCCCCGCAGGGAGGGCGGTCTCCATCCGCTCGCGTAGGGCACCGAACTGCGCCCGGATGTCCTCGGGGTCGGACGGGGGCGCCATGACGCCGACGCGGGCGTCAAC